ATGATGTACAAGGTATGGGTGTATCGTGATTGTGGTTTTGGTGACTGTGGAAATATGGAAAATTTTATTGTTGTAACTGCTTCATTGTCAGAAGTAGTTCAAAAAGTTAAGGACATGGGGTATCAGATTCTTGGTTTTATCGAGATTTGCGATGTCCTTCGGGTAGGGGTGGGGGTGAGCAAAGTAATGAGCGATTCCCCCATCCCTACCCTTCCCCTCCCTGTTAGTGAGGTTCTCTCATGTTAGGACTTGATACTAATAAACATCTTGACATTTCCCCTAAAGTGTTACCAAACCGTAACGCTTTCTGGAATGAAAATGTAACAAGAATGTTACATTTTCCTGCTATAATTTACCCTCAAATTCCTTTTTCGGGGCGTCAAAAACCTAATTTTGTTCCTGCGTGGCGTCTGAAATTTGCCTTCAAGATAGAAAATATGTATCGTCGTCTGGGCTGGGATAAAAAAGCAAAAAAAATTGGTATATGTGCAAATACAGTTCAAGTTCGTCGGGAATTGGAGTCACAAATGATATATGTTTCTGGTATTCGTTGCCATGACAGAGTCTGTCCTATTTGCAATTCTTTTCGTGCTTCAAAGTTAGCTCGTCGTGTTGAAGATGTGATGGTTGCAATGAAAAATCCTCACTTTTTAACAATAACAAATTCCAATAGAGTTCAGGAATTAAAAGAAAATTTTGACCTCTTTTTACAAAAAATGTCAAAGTTACGGCGGGCTAACTTTTTTAAGAAAAATATTTCAGGTGGTTTGTATTTTATTGAGTTTACAAAAAACAATGATGGTTGGCATATCCACAGCCATATGCTTGTTGATGTAAAAGTTGAGAAGAAAATTTACAATCTTTCGGGTAGCTATTATAATTTGCGTGTATCTGAATTTAAGCAAGGTTTAGAAAAGTCACTTCAAAAAGTTAGTCTTGGTTCTATATCTTCAATCAATCCCTGTTTTCCGGGTACAGGAAAAGAGATTTCAAAGTATCTTGCAAAGATGGGTTTGGATATGCAAGAAGATGATATTAGAGATTTGGTAATTTCTTTGAAAAATAGGCGTATCTGCGGGTCTTTTGGGTCAGTTAGAAAAACTGGAGATATAGAAAAACAAATAGAAGTTGAAAAGGATTTTGAAGTTGTTGGGTCAATCTCTGATTGTGTTAGTCGCTGGTGGGCAAGCGGTTATAAGCTTGGTTCTGATGTGGTTTTGGAGCTTGTCAGGAGTGGCTTTATAGAGATTAATTTTGAAAATTTTGAAAATGAATATCAAATAAGGACAGGAGAGAGAGGAGGTTAAATATGTTAAGTCTTAAAGGTCAGATTGTAAGTGTTCCCGGTATTTCCCCTAAGGGTGTTGGTTTCAAGGTAATGATTCCAGACCTGGGGGATTCTTTTCGTGTCTTTATTCCTGTTGAAAAAGTTAATGGACACGATAAATTAAAAATGGGTGAAGCGGTTACAGTTACAATTAACCGTTTTTTTCCAAGGAAAAACGAAGTAGGCTTGGAGCTTATTTCGTTAGAAAAAGTAAAATAATTTTTATCTGTTCCCCCTTAATACTTCACGATAAGGCGGGTCTCCTGTCCTTAGAGTATTTCGGGGGGGCGGATTTAAAATGAGGGGTACTAAAATGGGATGGGGTACTGTTTGGTCTTTTAATCCGATGGCTCTTACAGGGCTGGTGTTATTTGACTGGTTTTTTACGATTATGGTTTTATGTGGTATTGCTGCTTGGTTTTCAGGTTTACTGTTTTCAGTTATTACTCGTTCGTAAACTATCGCAGTATAAAAAAGTATGAAAATCGTACATGGTAAACTATTAACCGATATAAGAAAAGTACTTTTAGGGCTGTTTTTGTGCGTCCTGTTTCTGTTTTTTCTCCCTGTTTCTGCTTTTTCTGGGGTTCAATATACTGTGTTCTGTCCTGCTGCTTCTGATGTTCTGATAGGTTTTGAATGGCGGAGTACTGTTAATATTGTTGTTGCTTCAAACTCAGTTTCTGTTTCTCTCCCTGAAACTCCCACAGGGTTATATAGTCAATTTTATATTCCTGCAATCAACGGCGGGGCTGTGATTCTTGATATGTCCTCTGGCATTATGCGGAATTTCAGTTGTGTTGAGATTGAAGCTGTTGATACGGCAGTTTTTACAGAAAACATGCTTACAGGTCTGGCGGGTCTCCTTGGTGGGTCAATGTTTGCATGGGTTTTGATTCGTTATGCAATTTAATCTTTTTATAGGAGTTAAAAAAAATGTCTCAAGTAATAACTGCGAATGTTTCAGAGCGTGAGTATGACATGATTATGTCTGTTTTAAGAAAAAGTGAAATGTCAATGTCGGGTTATATTAAATATTGTATTCTTTTTGAAAGGCTTATGTCTGCTGATTCCCAAGCCGTAGGGCTTTTATCAGACCATGCTAAGAAAATTTTTTTTGAAAAGTTTTATCACTTTGTGCCAAAAGGGGGTGAGTGATATGACTAAGATATTATTGTTTATAATTTCTCTGATGTTGGCTGCGGGTACGGCATCTGCCGCGCTTGACCTATCTACAATTACAATAGATACATCTCAATATTTTGTGTTGGTTACTGCTATCATAACAGCGATTGCAGGTATCTGGGTTGTGAAGAAGATAATCAAGCTTGGCAATAGAAGTTAATTTACTTTTATTTCTACCCTTCCTGTTTTTTTTCGGGAAGGGTAGAAAATTTATTGTATGAAAATAGGACATAGTAAAGTATCAGTCGTTATAAGAAAAGCAATTTTAGGGTTATTTTTGTGCGTCCTTTTTTTGTTTTTTTCCCTTTTTTTTCCTTTTTCTCTTTTTGCTGCTACATGGGGAGATGTAAGTAATTTCTATCAGTCAAGCGTAATTGATTATCCTGATTCGGATGTGTGGGTTGAGGATGTAACAAATGCCGGGGGTGGTTATCGTATTTGGCGGCGTCCTAAAACCTCTATTTGGAAGGAAGTTAACAGTTTCCAGAAGACATGCGCTACGGTTTATTATTTTGTTAGTGCCGTGAATACTTTAAGTTCTGACGGCACATTTTGGATTGTAACTGAAACTCGCAATGTGTGTACTTGTTATCAGCCTGTTTCATCCACGGTTTCTTGCGGCGGAATTGAAAGTACTCCTGTTGCAAGTGGAACGTCAACGCAGTATTGTAGTCTCAAGACACGTACGTATCCGCAGGAAAGCCCGCCCCCTCTTTCCGAGATGGGAGATGCAGAAGCTCCCCCTGAGACCGTAAATGATTATGACTGTAAATCTTTTGATGTGTTGCTATCTGATACTGCTGTAACTGATGACCCTGATTGTGCTGGTGTAACGGGTATCATGGAGCTTTCATTGTCAGGGACCACAACGTCAGTTTCTTATAATGTATCTCCCGATTCTGGCTGTTCGTGTATTCCCGGGGGTACTGTGTTTCGTGAATTTATGACAACAAATAATCGTTGTGGGTTTGACAAAATTACAGGTGACCCCACGCTGGCGGGTACTGATAATACGCAGTCAACGGCGGGGACATATAATGATATTGTATCAACTACAGAAACCGTGATAGGTAATCAGACCGTTGTCGTTTACAATATGTCAGGGGATACAACTAAAACAGTTACCTCGTTAGCAACTACAAATTTAGATGGTTCTACAACTACGGCGTTGGTAACTGAGCTTTCTGTTTCTGGCAATGAGCTTGGAATAACTGGCTCGTCGTCACTGACAGACTGGACGGGTGGCGTTACATCCAGTACTACTCTCGTAGGCGGCGTAACTACAAGTACCCTAACAGGCGGTGGTAATACAGTATCAACTACCACTTATCAATCCGGGCTTGTGGTTGGGTCAACCACTTCATCGGGGGTTACTACCTCGTCGGTCGGTACTGTTAAAGGAGATGGGGATGGTACTACGGTTTGGGAAGATCCCCCATCTAATTATATAGTTCCATCCGTTCCCGATGTTAATACCTCTTCATATTCTCCGCTGTCTGATAGTGACACTGGCGGTGGTGGTTCTGCGATTCCTGAAGAAAAAGACGTTCCCGGTCTTATTTCTTCATTTATCTCGCAATCCCCACTCATTGCTGCAGTTCAGGGTACGGCGGTAACAACTGCTGATGAGCAATGTTCATTTTCGTTTACCATATACGATAAACCAACCGTTATAGATTTTTGCGCTCAGGAAGCAATGTTCATCCCGTTTGGATTGGGCTTTGTTCTTATTTGTACTTTTCGTTCATTTTTTATTATCTTTGGTGTTGAGGGTTAAAGATGGGTGCGTTATTAACTTTTCTTGGCTCGGCATTTGCCACCGCTCTTGGGTATCAGGCTGTTCGCTGGGCCGCATGGAAACTATTGCTTTGGACTTTTGCGATTACTATTTTTCCTGTTGTCATTAATAATTTATTGTGGAAAATTATTAATGATTCCATGTCCCTTGCTGACCAGCAAGCTTCGGGTCATTCAATTTCTGCTGTCACTATCCAGTTAGTTGGTTTCACAGGGTATTTAGCGGCAAAGTTCCGTATTCCTGAGGGCGTATCAATTCTTGTTTCTGCTGTAATGTTTCGTCTTGCAATTCGTATGATTCCTTTTATTCGTTTATAGAGTATGGCAATTCGTATAATTGAGGGGACGATAGGTTCAGGTAAAACCTATTATGCTGTCTGGCATATTTTATCTAATTATTTTCGCTATGATGAGTCAATAGATAATTATATTTCTAAAGACCTTGACAGACCAGTTCAGGTTTATTCAAATATTGAGCGGTTTATACTCGGTCATAGTTTGCAAGGTGAAATTCAGAAAGCCGGCGGGCTTTCTTCTTTTTTTTCTACTACTTTTCAAAAAGCATATTGTGAAGGTCGGCGGGTGGTATATCTTATTGATGAGGCACAGGGCCCGGCTTTTTTTCATCGTAAGTTTTACAATCCCGATGTTTTCTTTTTTTTCCAATACCATCGGCATTATGGTTGTGATATTTATTTTGTAACTCAAGATGTAAATTCACTTGCAAAAGAATTAAGAAATCTTGCTGAATACCACATTAAGGCAGTTCGGCGGACTTACTCGATGATGGGTGAGTTCAAATATCAGTTTTGTTCCCCCGGTTCTTATGACCAAGAAGTTTTTTCAACAAAGACTTTAAAACCAAAGAAGAAAATATTTGCTTTATATTCTTCGATGACTCAAGATGAAGTTGAGAAGTTGCCTTCTGTGTCAAGGCGGTTTTTGTTAGTTTTTCTTCTCCTTATTCTTGCAGCGGTTTTGGTTTTTCGGTACGGTTTTTTTTCTCCTTATTCTGCCCGTGCTTTTGTTCGTTCAAAGCAAGAAGCAAAAGTGATTACTCAAGATTTAAAACAGGGGAGGGCCCAGGTGGTTGAAAAACAAAAACAAGTTGTTTCGGTTGTTCAGCCTGTTTCGGCTGTTCAGTCTGTTCAAGATGTTTTGATTCAGGGGTATCATGTTGATGTTTCTCAAAAGGAGATTTACGATATTCAGGGCTATATTTCTGATGATGTTAAAAAATATAATTCTTATTTTTTGTATCGTGATAGAAACGGTATAGATAGGAAGATCAGGGCTTTTGATTTAGATTTAATATGTCGTTGTAATTCTCTTGCTTTGTTGCGGGCTGGCAGATATGAATTTTGA